TACCTTCTTCTTGGCTTGGGTGTTGGCTTGTGCTTTTGGTTGGCTTGCAGCAGGTCTTGGTTGCTGGTTTCCAAACATTGCATCACCTACTTGTCGATAAGCATCAAAGTCTTTCACACCCATCAGGTTGCCTAGCATTCTCTGTCTCTGAACTTCATTCCAGACTGTCTCAAACAGACCAGTCTTCATCTGGTCATTCAGAGTTCTGATGATGGCTGGTTCTTTCATCAATACGTCTGCTGACTGATTGTCCCATCCACCGAGTATGCCCATTGTCTTGTCATAGACAACTCGGTCTTGGGCTGCAAGGTCAGCAAGTGTTTCATTGAGCTCTACCTGACTCATGTCAGGCATATAGCTCTTGGGTTGGTAGGACTTGGCCTGTTCTTCTACATCAAAGTCATAGAGGTCAATGGAACTATCCTGAATGAGTTTGGCTACTGCTTCAGGCTTCTTCTGAGCCAAGTCTATGAGGTAAGAGAGCTTGGCTTCATCCAGCAGCTCAGCATTCTTGAGCATGGTCAGGAAGGGCTTGTAGGCCTTCATCTCCTGCATACGCTTGTTGTAGTTGGCTCCCATCTGAATGAGCGCTACAGCCTCATCTGCATTGCGTAGCTGAATGTCCTTACCATTGGCTCTGATAGAACTACCTACAATCTTCTTGTAAGCAGCCTCATAGTCGATTGCTTCTTCTGCTTCATCTTTGCCACTCTCAGGGGCTTCCTCAGGCTCTTCTTCCTTAGGGGAAGGGTCTTGCTCAGGTTCATCCTCTTCGGGCTCTACAGCAGCCTCCTGCGGCTCCTCAGCAGGCTCTTCCTTATGCTCCTCTTCGGGAGCAGGAACACCTGCATTCCATTGGTTCAGAAACTCCTCATCGGACATTGTGGAAGTGTCTTGGGGATTTTCTATACTCATAGTTCATTAACCTCTTCTCTGTCCTCTCTCAGCATCTCCGTTGCCGTATCAGCAGCGAACTTCAACTGTTCGAGGTATTGCTTTAACAAACCAACACCATAAAGTCTTCTATGTTGGGTCTCTTCATTATCCACAAGCATAATTGAATAAATCAATTCGAGTGGATAATCATGAAGGTATCCATCAAGGATTACCTTCTGAAAGTCTACATTCTTCAAAAGCCTTTCATAAGCCTTGAAACGTTCAATGTCTTTTTCAGCCTTTGCTGTTTCTTGTTTTGTTAGCATCACTAATCACCTTTGCCGAGTTATTGAGTAAAGCCTGTTCAAGAGAAGCATCTGCTTTCTCTCCTGCAATAGCCAACTGGTTTTGTCCTTCGATTGCTTTGAGCTCTTTTGCCTGATTGTGCTTGATACCATTCATCTGCTCAGTAAAGTCCAGACTCTTCAAGTCAGCCTCATTCTGTGTCTTGTTAGCTTTGGCTTGTTCAGTTCCTACCTTGCTCATATTCACTTCTGCCTGTGCTTGTCCTTTCATAGCGTCAGCACGGATAGCATCAATCTCTGCCTGCATTTTCTCAAGCTCAAGCTGCTGCATCTGTTGCTGCATTGGGTCTGGCTCTGGCTTGTAGTTCTCAATAGCTCTGGCAAGGTCAGGCATATTACGCAAACGAGCTATCTCTCCCAATATCAACTGACTCATCTCTGGAGCCATGTTGTTACCCATTGTTTGGAGCATATAAGCGAGCTCTTGTGCTTTCTCGTTGTCTGCTTCTGCTGTGGATATAGTGAGTTTCAAATCAAAGTTACCCGGTAAATCATCCCGTCTCACCTTGACGAAAGAGTCATTGGTAATACGGACAATCTCTTCCTCATTGAGGAAGGCAGCATTCATAGAAATGATTTTCCTGCCTATCTGGATGATTCCATCAGAAAGTCTTCTCAGGATTCCCATCTCTCTTTTTGATGCAGCATCCATAGCAGAGCGTACTCCCGTAGCACTCTCACCCATACCTTCACCAGTAATACCTCCACCTGTACTGAAAGCCTTAACCCCAGTAAGAGCTTCAGCATCTCCAGCCATGTACTGAATTAGATTCATAGCTGATGCTGGTACCTCTGGATAGGTGTGTTGATAGATAAGCTGAGGATTGAGGTTGGCGTTGTATTGATAGTCCTGTCCTGCAAGAAACTTCTTCAGGTTTTGACTGTCTAACAGATTCACCGGAATACCAGTCTGGCTGTTAGCACTCTTGCCTAGCAGGTCAATCATCCCTCTGGTTACTGCACCAATCACTCGTTGGTGGTCTATAAGCAAAGCACCATCAGGCTCTCCATAGACACTGTTCTTGACTGGCAAATATGGAACCACAACGAAGGGTATCTTCCCATCCGGATAAGGATTCTCTTCCAAGCGGATAAGTGTATTACCAGCCCATGTAGCTACTATGGGTTTGGTCTCCCCATTACCATCAATATCCCAATAACCCCAATACTCATACACATAGAGCTTCTGTCTTGGTTTGTCCCGGAATACCTGCTCTGCTGAACCAAAGATGAACTCTCCATCTGGCATACCCATACTCTTGCCTGGGTCTTTGGCTAGCTGGTCTAAGTTCTGGTAGATACCTGCTTTCTTCAGCTCAGAGAGGCTACTCACAAAGCTGTAAACCAGGAACTCAGCCTTCTCTATGTCCCCCTCGCAGGTAGGGTCTATGGTTACTGCTTCGATATCACATACCTCCAATGAGGGCTTGTTTACGACAGGTTTCATTACCTGTCTCACCCCCCTACCTACTACCTGAGGAATGACTATCTGCTGCTCCTCTTCCCATACCCGTACCATCTCCTGCATGGCAGGGTCTATCTGAGTGAAACCATCTGGTTCATTGACCTTCATGTCCATGAGCTGCTGTAGCTGTTGCTCTGCCTGCTCTTGGGCTTCTGGCGGTACAGGCAGGTACTGATACTGGTAGAACTCTTCCTCTACTGGCTTCTCCTGATAGTCCCAACCAACACGAACAATCACCGTCCCCTCATTGACTGCTCTCCTTACAAAGTCATCTATGAAACGTACCTTGTTAATCTTGGTCTGGAACTGGTTGTTAAGGATAAGGCTGTTCTGCCTTGCAGCCTTCCTGTCCTCATGACTGACCGGACTTACCTCGAATAGGTCGCTGGAAGACAGGAAGGGTTCCGAGAGTGCTGCATATCTCCACTCAGCCTGCTTCCGTATCAGTTTGGGCTGGACAGTGCTTCTGCCCTTGACCTTTGGTACAGAGTACTTGCCAGTACATTCAAAGGCATCTCTCCAGTCCCATACTTTCATCATGATTTCATTACGAGTATGTTGGCCATTGGTATAGTCAGCTTTCAACTGCCTGAGCATTGGTTCATTAGCCCAGTCAGTCAGTTTCTTCTCTTCCTTGGAACGGATGTCCTCTATGCTCAACTCGAGCTCCTGTGCTGCATTACTCATGGCATTCCTGTCTCGCTAAAACGTTGTTGATAGTTGCCCATACCTTCTACCTCATAACCCAAGGAAGAAAGTCGCTGACACTCCTCTTCATACTTCTGCCGATACAACAGTCCCGGATTCATCTGAACAGCATTGCCTTCTCTTGGTAGCTGTACCCCATACATCTTGGCAGCCAGATACAAAGTCAATGCGTCTATGTAGGCATCAGGAATGTCCAGCTCGTAGTCTTCCATACGGAAGCGGTCTATCTCTGATGGTTTGGGTATAAGGTTTCCATGTCTCCTGTAGTTCACCCGGAACAATCCACAATCCGTACTAAACTCCATCGTTCGGTAGGAGGGCATAAATATCTCAACCATAGAAGAACAAGGACAAGGCTTCACCCTATGTGAAGCATTAAGACGTACCTGTCTACCATCGCAAGCAACCACATCTAACACTTCCATCAGGTTAGGCGGACAGTCCATCCACTTCAGATAAGGACGCCTCTCCTCTAACTCATACCGGTAGCAACACGGATTTAACTCCACCATCACTACCCCCTTACGAATAAGGAACCGCTTATGCAGTTCCCTCAATCCCTGATTAACCAGAGTAACCAACCGAAGCATCTGCTTAGGATTACCTGCCAAGTCAGTTTGTCCTATTGGATGCAGACTCAACTCTCCAGTTGTCAGCACATCAATAAATTCATCAAATTTCATATTCAAACAATGTAGGTGTTTTCATATTCTTCCTCTGGCTCAACCAATGAATAAACACCATCGGCCAGCTTCATCTGAGGAGCTTCCCCTGGCTTGAAGGCTTGCATGGATGCAAGCATGGATACCGTATCAATAGCGTCGTCATGCTTGCTTCTGAATCCTCCAACACTTGCAAGGTTCAATTCATTAAACATCTCTTTCAATGCTTTGTGATTGTCCATAGCAGAAGGGAAGTACATCTTCCCCTGCTTAAACCAAGGAACAACGACATTGAACCGCTGTAGTTTGTTGGTGTTTGGCCTGATACCGGGTTTGCCTGAATTATCTTTACTTGCAAGAGTGAACCAGATGTTTCGTCTCATCTGCTCATCCATCAACCAAGGAATGAACCCTCCCTGTTGTCCTGTTACCTCTATCCCTACACTCATAGGCCTGTACTTCTGAGCCAAGTAAAAAAGAGCATCCATGTTCTTTCCCATGTCCTGACGTTCACATATACCATCTACCCAAAACCAGTCTCCATTGTTGTTATATGCCCAGACGGAGATAACCGAGTAGTCTGCTCCCTGCTTCTCACTGGTAGCGAAGTCTGTGGTGATATAGAAGTTGAAGTTCTCTTTTCTGCTCAGTAGCTGTCCCAAATTGTAGTATCTGATGTCCTCTGGCAGTATCAGCTTGTCTTCATCACTCATAATCCTGAGCATCATTTCCTGATAGAAAGAGGGCAGTGTTCCTTGACTGGCATTCCTGTCATAGGCTTCTTTGATTGCCTCATAAGGAAATCTATCCTCCCAACTTCCCCTGAACTCAGCTTTACTACAAGGAAACTTCTCACACACAGGAAAAACGTTACTAGCCCATGCCCCACTCTCAATAGCCTCATAAAGAGGGTCTGACTGATTGAACGGAGTACCGTTCCAAATAATCATGTTCTTGGTTGGATGAAGTGCATACTCAACAGCCTTGAATACTGTGTCCTTGATAGAAGCCAGTATGGTTGGGCTCTTTGCATCTTCATCTGATACCAAGTCATCAAGCAGAGCAAGCATTGGACGTTTCCCTTGAGCACGAGTACCACGAACACCAGTACTTGCCCCATATGCCTTAACCACAAACAACACACCATCCGCATTGGTGAACTGCCACTCGATGTCTGTGAATCTTGCTGCTGGAATCACCTTCTGGAGAAAGGAACTGTTTTCCCATCTGAACTGAAGATTCTTCCTCATGGTCTTTACACCATTATCAATCGAATCAGAAATATAAAGGGCAAGATGTACTTGCCCCAGACCTTCCAACTCACCTCCATAAGCAGCCAATCTGAAGATGAGGTACTCCATTGCTGTACTCTTGGCTGCCCCCCGGTGCATCAGGTTGGCTATCCGTCTCTTGCCACTCACATATTGGTCAAACATCTTCATGTGAAGAACAGGAGTCTTGTTCTCCTCTCCTTCTTCCCCATTCACCAGCTTGATGAAGTTCACCATACTCAAGGCAAACTCGGTGGGTACATAGTCTTTGTCATGACTGTAATCCACCTCATTGAGCATCTCCTCAATTGTCTTCTTGACCATAACTTAGCCCCATCTCAGCAATAGCTTTAGCAGTTACGTTCCCAGAAGCAATAGCCAACTGTTGTAGCTTGCTGTGCTCCTCTATAGCTTCCCTCAACTCCAGCAACTCTTTACCGGGTTTGATGCCAATATCCAACTGATGCTTTGTTACCTCTGGCTGCTTCAGATGGTTAATCAGACTGTTTGCTGCATCACTTCTTACCTTCTCACTTCTTGCTGTTCGCATGATGTGTGCCTGCACATTGATAGCCTCCTGAAACAAGTCTGCATTAACCAACCAAACAGGAACAGCAGCCTGCTCCATGATGCTAGTAACAATCCTGCTCCTGTTCCAAGCAGCTACATAACTACTGATAGCCTGACTATCCTTTCCATCAGCAAGCATCCGCTTATACCTGTCAGGAAAGGTCTTTATATAAGCATCCATGTTGCTGCTTCCTGCCAGCTTGAAGGTGCAATACTTTACTGCTTGCAAGTAGTTTGTCATCTTGGTGTTTGGGTCATTCAAAACATTAACATACCCAAGCAGGTTCTCCCGATAAGCATCCCGATACTCTGGTTCGTACAACAGACTGTTTATCTGTTCTACCAACTTCTCATTCACCAGATAGCGTAGCTTCTTCGGTGTTACCTTCTTCAGTACCTCCAAATCAACGAGGTCTTCCTTCACAATCACTTCTTGGTTCATTTAGGGCTCCTTTAGTTAAACCAAGAGTAAGAGTATCCTTTCCCCTTAAACCAAAGCAAGAAGACCCTTCTGCTTGGTTTGTGATTCTGTTCTCTGGCGCCTTACGCGCTCACTCCTATTTTGGTTTGTGAACAAAACAAAACCGCCCTTTCGAGCGGCTTCATTTCTTTCTTACAACAGGAGCTTCATCCCATGTCAAAATCTCATGTCTTCCTTGTCCGTTACTCTGCTGACCCTTCTCAAATCTATTTCGAGACTGATAATCCTGATAAGGATAGTCATCAGGCAGAGGCTGCAATGGCACTAGTACCCCCACATCTCTTTCAGCAGGCAGAACTCCGAGTGTTTGATAAGGGTTCTGACCTCTTTCCTCGGAAGGTCTATCGCTACTACTTACATCCAAAAGGAAAGGAACAGTCCAACCCAACAACACAATCAGAAAACCAAGAGCAGCAAGAGTCATCTTTAAAGCAAACCATAAAACTGACAGGTGAGCTCTTACAACTCTCTGCCACACGTCTTGGTCTCCTTAAACAACAATTGGAACACTATACTGCTTTGGCTCACACTACCAAAGAGCTCTTCGATATAGAATCTCAAATTCATGAAAAGAGTATTTCAATCCTACAGGTAAACCAACAATGAAAGCCTTCCTTCTCCTCCTCTCTTTCTTCTTGCCCCTCTCCCTTTGGGGCAGAGACTCTGACCTAGGGGTTATTGTCTTCTACGATGATAGTGGTGCTCTCTTCCAATGCGATGAACCCCGTATCCGTACCAACATCCTTTACTGTGCCCGGTATCCAGCCAACAGTACCAAACAACAGTGGGTTCGTGTCCGTTTCACCGACACTACCTACACACACCTTATTGAATCCATCCTCATCTCTGAGGTAGGATAAGGCATCCTTCGGGGAACCTCCTGTTGGGGAAATGTCCTGAGGCATGACTCTAAACTGCCTCTCCTCCGTGAACGGTAAAAATGACCTGTCCTGAGCATGACACTAAACTGTTCATCTGGTTTATTACTCCTTCGGGAGTATGATTTGTGAACATGACTATCTCCAAGTTGTGAACGATTGTCCTGGGTATGACATAAAACTACCTCATAATAAAACTCCTCTCACTCCCGGACATGAGTCTAAACTGTCCATCCAGTTTCCGGGTAGTTGGGTGAATTGGTTAAACCAGCAGACTGTAAATCTGCCGTCCTCTATGACATCTAGGTTCGAGTCCTAGGCTACCCACCAGTCTCCTTTATGTCCCATTCGGACTTTCCCCTCTTCTTGAGGGGCTTTTTATTTCTTCTCCTAAACCAATGAAAGAAACTCCTCCTCCCTTCTGGTCAGATGTCATCTACACACTCCTCGTTGGTTTATTCATCTATCTCCTCTTCTCTTGCCTTTCTCCCTTTACCTCCTAAGTGAATCTCTTATTGTCAATATCAGAAAGGGAAAGCATAAGGCCTGATATTGATGTTCTGGTTGCGGGTGTTACCTCAAACCCTCGGCTGAATTCCATCAGACCATTCCATTAACCTTGTTGAATTGTTCCGGTATCAACGTCTCCTGTAGCAGAGACTAACCCGACTGGTCTGATGAATAGAGCTTCGCCCTCTCTTTAATCGGGGCTTCTCTTTCTTTCCTCTAAACCAACAGAGAACATCCCATGACCTTCCTCCACATCCTTCTTCTTCCCTTTTACCTTTGGCTTGCTTCTATCCTTTGGTCTCTAATCCTCTTCTTTGGTTTGGGGGTATTAGTATTTCTTTCTCATATTCTCAATACATCTTCCTCCTCTTCTAAACCAACAGAGAAACCCTCCCCCATCCAAGAAGAAACACTAATCCGTTTAGAAGCTAGAAAAGCAAAGCGTAAGTAACATCCTCAACTTTTCACCATCTCTCTAATAATATATTTGTACTCATCCATCTTCTCCTTCCTTTCACGGGCTTCTTTCTCTTTCCTTAAACCAACAGGAAAAGATACTACCCTTTCTTCTTCCCCTCATACATACCCTTAACCTCGAGGCTTCTTCTCCTTCTCCTAAACCAACAGAAGAAGTACTCTTCCTCTTCTTTCCTTCTACTTCTGCTGTGTGTGCTGCGGTAGCAGCTACATCTTTCTTTTTTGTCCCTTAACCCGGAGGACATTACTTACATAGACAAGTCTTCTTCTTCTTCCATACTCCTTAACCTTGAGGAGAGTACAAATATATCTTTTCTTTCTCTTTCTCTTCTTCTAACAACAAACACAGACATCAAATAATAAATATAACTAAGAGGGGTTGAATAAATAATATTTGAGTAGTGTGTCTGTGTTGATATGCGTATGTGCTGGGTTTTGTCTTATTGCCAAGATGCTGGTTTGTGGTGAGTATTAAATTTTATCCTCGATGCAACTTTTATACGAGCAATATAATTTTGTCTTGATGCTGAATCCTCCCTTCTCTTCATCCTTTACCAAATATCCCCCCGAGTTCTTCCATGAAAAGGATTCTTATCGCTACGCGATGAGGTGAGCAATTTCGCTCGGTTCATTGGAGACTATCATGGAAACTATCATCGTTGGCGTCATCGTTGTTGCAATGCTCTTTGGCTTTGGCAAACGTCAACTGCACCGTGCAGGTAATGTCGTTGATAAGGCATTGTCAGCAGCAGAACGACTTGCTGATGTAGCAGACGCATCAGCAGCAACCTTGCAGGAGGAGACTCATGCAAGACTTGCAGCTCGCAAAGCATCTCGCAAATAAGAAGAGAGGGGAGAAATCCCCTCTTTTATTTATTACACATTACACAACACTACACTTACACATGACACAGTCATCCCCCAAGCTCACTCCAACTTTCCCTCTCCTCCTCTTCAGCGTCTTTCAATATAAATTTATTCTCCTCCTTATATCTCCTCTTACTGCTTCGCAGTGGTGTGGTCTTATTCTTGTTCACTTACTGGAGAATTGTTATGCAACGTTATCTTGTTAGCTTCAAAGATGGTACTGTAGCAGTCATCTTTGCCACTGACCTCATTTCAATAAAAAAGCACCTCATTTCCCTAAATGAGCCTTTCATTTCCATCACTCAACTAGATATACCCTCTCGCTAAGAGAGGGTATTCCTTTCCCCCTTACACACAGGAGTTCATCATGTCCATCTACTTCCCTTTAGACAACACTGCCATTGTCTCTTCCCCTGAAACCAACCATGTCCTTGTAATCACTCTCGTACGAGGCATACCCGTATCAGCCAAATGGTCTGGTACGGAATATCCGTTGCTCTGGCAAGGACGAGCCCTTCATTGGACTATTCGTCGCATAACTGGATATACCTCAAGCACTATCAGACGTAAGTGGCTTCGTGCTACTTCCTCCAGAGTTCTTCCCTCCTAGCTATCTGCCTTCCCTTACCTTTGGTTTGGGAAGGCTTTTCTTTTTACCAACAGTCATCTGTTCTCTCTCCGTAGCGCTTCCTTCTGCTCTCCTCTTACCTCTTACCGCTTCGCGGTGTGATGGGCAATTTCGCCCTGTTCACTAGGAGTTAATCATGGCTAAAGTTCAAATCAAACCTCGTGCTGAAGCAGCATCAGCATCTGACTACACCCCTGCTACAGCCTTCCTCAACATCTCACTAA